ATAGACCTATCAAAAAAAATAGATTTATTAACACTATTCAAACAATTTCTAAAAAAGAAAGAGGAAATTAAATTATGAATTGGACTTCAAAAGAAAAATCTAAGTATTGGAATAAAGCATATAAAGAATATGCTTTTAAAAGTGGATTATCACTTAAACAAGTAAGTGATTTTATAAATATATGTCCTTATGTAGCAGTAGCTATAGAGGATAGAGCTATTGAATTTTTTAAGGAGAATAAATAATGAATCTTAAATTACAAGAAAAAGATGCAAGTGCATTATTTTTAGCACTTGATATTTGTTTGAATTTTGATTTAAATAAAGAAAATGGATTTACTCATGAAGAAATTGAATCCGTTATTAAGGTATATAAAAAAATAAAAAAAT